TAATATTTGTTATATTATTTGTACTATTTTGTTTTTTTATATTTATCTCTTTATATTTTTCAATAAAATATTTTTTTTGTTTTAATATATCAATTTGTAACATATTATCTGGAAATTTTTTTTTTTCAATTTCATAATATTTTTTTTGTTTTAGTAATTTATATTCTTTAGTTATAAAGCTTTTAGATAAATTATCTAGTATAAAATTATTACTATAATGTAAATTACAATACATACATTCTTCTTTATTTGAACTTATTATATATTGTTGTATACATTTATTACAACATTCTTTATTACAATTATAACATATAACTCTATAACTTTTTTTATTATATTTATTTACACATATAGTACAAGTATTTTCACACATTTTAGTTATACTTTTTTATATATATTTATATATATATTTTTCAATTTTTTATGGGTTATAAAATACATATATTATTTTTTAATATATAATTATATATTATTATACCTAAAATGGAAAACTATAAAATACCATTAAGAAATAGAAAAAAAGAAATTATAAATTATACATATGTATCAAGAATGGAATATAGTAATTTAAATTTTATGGATTAGTTATGCAATTTTCATGGATAGGTGTTGGGGTTGGCGATGGTGTAATACATGGTATTACAGTTGGTGTAGAATATGATATAGGAACTGGTATTACTTGTGTTTGACTTGATGGTGTAATATTAATGTCAAAACAACTGGTATATAATTCACCAGAAGACATATAATCTCTATCTAATTCCCAGTACCATACAAATTGATAATCCCTATTAGTTATAACATTAGTAGGAATTGTGAATTCACCAATACACGCTTGACTTGATACATTGTCACATACATCATTAAAATTAAACTTTTGATGTTTTACAATATCATTAATTAATCCTGATTCATCATTAAATTGTGGGTTAGTATTTACATCACCAAGTTTAAATAATTGATTAGGATAAACTTGGTTATTCATCATAATAGCCCAAAACGTTTCTGTACTACCTCCATTTGAATTTCGTTCTCTTGGATCGCCTATAATAGATGATTCTGTTGTATGTCCATTTGTATTATATACGAATTGTACTTTTGATCCAGCAGGACAAGATAATTTTGGATAATTTGGATAATAGTTATTTTCTCTTTGATGTGGTGAACAAATATTATCATATTTATTTCTACCTTCTAATAAATAAGTCATAAATAAATCAAAGTCTTGAATTTGATCCCTACCCTGATAATTTCTAATATAACCAACTTCACCTGTATCTTCACATGTAAGTCTATCAATCCATGTATGACTTAATACATTATAAAAACAGAAAAAAATAGAGACTACAAATAATTCAAATTTCATTTTTAAAAAATAATTATATATTATATTATATAATATATAATTATTTTTTAAATAAATAATTATATAAAAAATGGAGGATTGTAGTATTTTATTAAATAATAATATATATTGTATAGTATCAAAAGAAGATTATAAAATATTAAATAAATTTAAATGGTATATAGATAAAGGTATTTTAAAAATGAAGAAGATGCTGCAAAAGCAAGAGATGTTGCTACAATAAAATATTTTGGAGAATTTGGTAATTTAAATTTTAATAAATAATTATTTTTTAATATTTAATATTTTTAATTCATTGTTATTATTTAAATATGCAATTCGTCTAGGTGAATCATCAATATCATCAATATTATCTGCAAAATATTGTATATATTTTGATGATGGGCAAAAATAATCATCTAGAATATAATAATAATATTTTTGTAAATTTAATTTTAATAATTTTCTTTTTTTCTTACCATTAACATAAAAATATTTAATATATTGTAATGCAATATATTTAGATATAGTATAACTATTATGTATAATAGTTAATTCCAAATCACCATCTTCTGACATATCTAATAGTCCTATATTAATTAATTTAATAAATATTTCATCTATATTATTACATTTAGATATATGTATTATTTCTAAATTATTATATTCTAATGGTATATAATATATATTATTACATTTATATAAGCATATATATTTAATATTTACTAAACTTCTTGGTAAACTTGTTATATTATTACATGCAATTAATTCTAAATGATTTAATTTTATAAAATTATTACTTATATTAGAAATATTATTATTATATAATATTTCTAATCTTTCTAAATTAATATATTCTAATGGTATATTAGATATACTAAAACAATTATATAAACATAATGTATTTAAATTAATTAATTCGATAGGTAATATATTAATATTAAAACAATCTATAATAAATAATTCATTTAAATTTATTAATTGTTTAGGTATTATATTAATTAAATTACAATATATTATTTGTAAACATTTTAAATTAATATAATTTGTATTAATATATTTAAATTTTTGACAATTATCAATTCTTAGGTGTTCTATTTTATATATTTCTAATGGTAAATTTTCTAATAATTCACAATTAGAAATAAATAATTTTTTTAAATTTATTAAATTATTTGATATATTTAATAAATTTTTACAATTTTTTATTTCTAAAAATTCTAAATTTATTAAATTATTTGGTATTGTTTTTATTTTATCACAATTTTGTATAATTATTTTTAAATCTATTTCATTATATTCATTTGTACAAATTTTACACATTTTTTAGTTGTACAAAGTTAACTATATATAACCAAACATAATTATTATTAATTATTTAAAATAAAAGAAAAATAATTAATTATTAAAAATAATTAATTATAAAAAATAATTAATTATTAAAAAAAGATATTTTAATATATATAATTAAAATATTATAATAAACAAAATGGATAATATAGATAAATATTTAATTAATCTTAAATCAATATCAATATTACAAAGCCATAATAAATTTTATATTAATAATGAAAAATTAATAATAATTAAAAAAGATGATATTTTATTTAGTTTATATAGATTTTATTATAATATTGATAGAAATAAAAATATTGAAAATTTAATATTAATATATAATGAAATATTTTTATATATTAATCATATATTAAATACAAAAATTGATTTCTCTTATTATATTGAATTTGAAAATATAACAAGTAAAGAACAAATAGCTAATGAATCATTATCTATAACTTATAATAATACATCTAATAATATTATGGATAATGAATCAATAGATACTTGTAGAAAATTAATAGATTTAAAAAATGCATTAAAAGATTCAATTAAAGGTTTAAATAATTTAAAAATAGTATATAATAACTGTAATATTATTCATTCTAAATTAGATATATTAATAAATAATATTAATAATTATTTATTTAAAATTAATAGAAAAGTATATAATAAATAATTTTATTTAAATATAACTATATATATATAATATAGTTATAATTATAATATAATATGGTAATGGATTCACCAAATTCACAAAGATTATTTAATGAACATAATAAACTTAAAGAAGAATTAAATAATTTAAAAAAACAAAAAGAAAACAATGAAGAAAATGAAGAAAAAAATAGTGATTTTTTAACAGAAGATCAAAAATTTAATGAATTAATTACTAGAGAATATTTAAATACAAATTTTCAAAAGATAGTATCTATTCATACATTTAATGATTTTGCAAAAGAAAATAAACTTATATTAAATAGAATTTATAAACAATTTAGTTGTATTAATGATAATATTGCAAAAATTGATATAAGTATTAATAAATGTATGGAAAAAAGTGTAAATGATTTGGTTGATTTTAATAAAAATATTTCATTTAATGTTAAAAAACAAACAGAAATATTTAAATCTATTATTATATCAGAAAATTCAATTAAATTAAAACATATTTTATTTTATTTTATGGATTTAGTTTTTAAATTATTTCTATTTTATATTTTCCATAAATATATATTATTAGATAGCTATACTTGTAATTTATAATTTACATTTTAATAAAAATGTTATTAAGTTTTAAAATAAAATCTTCAATAGTATACTTAGCTTTATCTAATTTTTTTAAATAATTATGTGCCTTTTTAATATTATCATATGTTAAGATTTTATATATATCATATTGTAAAGAATTTGAATTAAAATATAATGGATAATCTTTTCCAAGTAATTCTACTACTGCAGGATGTTTATTAATTATAATAGGAGTATTTCTTACAATACATTCAATTAATGTATTACAAGCAGACACATCTACTAAATTTAAAAATACTATATTTTGTGTTAATAATTTATCATATTCATCATTTGTTTTAAATTGTAATATTTCAATAGAATTTAATTTATTATTTATATTTTCATAAAAATGATTATGCCAATTATTTTTATCTAAATTATTTGCACAAAAGCTTTCATCACTTATACATCCATAGTTATTATCAAAACTATGACTAGGTTTTAATTTATTTACTATTTCATCAGATGGAAAATAATTCATCATTTGTAGTCCTTTTAATATTTTTCTATTAAGTGATAAATATATATTATTACTAAAATATGATTTTTTTTCTATATTATTAGGAAAATCAGTATTATAATAACTATATATATTTCTAAGCCATGCACCTATATGTATAATACTTCTTTCTTTATTTTTTTCAAACTTATCTAAATTAAATAATTCTACATTTACTTCTGTTGGGTGGCAAATACTATATACGGGTATATTACTTAAATTTAATTTAGATAATATATAAATAACTTTAGTTTTTAAATCATTAGATAATACAATTAGTCCTTTACAATATACTAATGATCTAATAAATGATTCTTTCTGAAATAATTCTATTGTATTATATTTACTAAATGTAGTATCACATGTATGATGAATAAATCCATACCAATTTGTATTATATGGTATAATATCTAATATTTTATTAATTTGTTCATTCCAATGAAACGTTTTATCTAAATATAAATCTAATATTGGTAATTTTTCATCATCTGAATGATATTTAATTAAATTAGATATTACATAATCCCATCCAGAACGATGAATATTTTCATTATTATATAAATTAATATAATTTAATTTATAATATTTAGTTGATTTATAATTATTAATAATTCTTGTAGTTGTTTTTTGTACTTTATCATTATTATTTAATACATCACTAATTATCCATTTCCATTCATTTAAATAATCATATTCTTTATTAAATATTTTTTCTAATAAACCATGATTATATTGAGAATCAATATTATTAGTTAAATGATAACTTATATACTGTACACATATTTTTTGTTCTTCTTCATTTGTGATATCTGGATATAGTGGAAATATTTCTTTTACTTTTTTCATTATTAATTTTATTTTCACATCAGTTAAATTTTCTGTTGTATTATTATATATATTTTTTTTTGTTTCTTTATTTTCTAATATATTTTGTATTATAGGATTAATTCTTAAATAATATTTATTAATTTTTTTATTTACAATAGTTAGATGTTTAACTGCATCTTTATAATTATCTAATAAATTTGTTAATATATTAGTAAATCTATTCATATTTAAATCAGTTGGTTTAAATTTATTATCTAATGGTAAAATATATTTATATTTCCAATCAATATCTTTCATTAAATTGATCAATTTTCTTGTTGTAATTAATGGTATACATGGTATATTTAAATATATTGAAAATAATGTTGCATGAAATCTCATAGGGATAATTAAATCACATTTACTAAAAATTTGTTGAACATCTGCTAAACTTTGTGTTATTGTTATATTTGTTATATTTTTTTTAATATTATTTGTTAATAAATCCATTATATCGTTTTGAATATATATATCATTTTCATTACTATTTATATTATTTGTATTAAATGGAACAAATATTATGTTATATTTCTTACATACTAAATATGATATAATATGTGATAAATTATTTATAAACATGTTATATAATTCAATATTGTTTTTATCATATATATTTCTTGATAAACAAAAACATATTGTTTTTGTTGAATTACGTCTTATAGACATTATACTATTTGGTGTATCAAATATATTACATGATATATCTGGTAAATAATATATATCTTTATAATATTGTTTTAGTAATGTTATATCTTGTTGTGTTCTTACAAATATTTTATTAAATATCATTAATTTTTTTGGTGTCTTTATTATAATATCTAAAAATGGTATACCAACTGATATAGCATATATATTATTTTTTTTATAATTAAATTTATCACTTAATTTATCTAAGAAATAATTATTTATAACATCACCACCACCTAATACTATAATATCAGTTTCATCAAATTTATATCTATCTAATTTATCACAATCTATAAATTCTATTTCTTCTATTTTAAATAGTTTTTTAAATGAAACTTTATATTGTTCATCACCAAAATTATTGTGACCAAAATATCCAATTACATATAACATTTTTTATTATTTTTAATATTATCTAACAATAACTATATAAATATAAAAAAAAATAAATATATTTTTAATTAAATATTATTTTAATATCTATTTTTTTATATTATTTATATATCTTATAAAAATATGATATATTATTCTTTTTCTTCAATATATAATTCATCTTCTGATTCTGGCTCTGAAGATGAACTAATACTTAAATATTGTAAATTATTATTTTCATGTGTTTGTTGTAATTCATATATATAATTTAATAATTCACTAATATGATAACAATATAGTGGTTCAAAACATATACATCCATTTATTAATTCACAATTACAATTATTATTATCTATAATTAATGGACCAATACATTTTAATATATATTTTCTATTATTAATTTCTTGTTTATTAATATCATCAACAATAACTTGTATTTTTTTATTATTTATATATACATTAATTTGATTATATGTATTTATATTATCTTCTCCAAACGATTTAATAAATACAGTATCCCCAAAATGATTTTGTATTTCTATAATAATAATCATTAATTGGCCTGCATTAAATGATTCTCTTAACAAATTATTCATATCATCTTTAATATATATAGTATTAATTAAATGAGACATATTTATTATTTAACTATATAAATAATATTCAATTTTATTTATATAGTTAAATAATCCATATATTTATAATATATATCTTTATTAAAATTATATAAATATTCAATTGATAACCATTTTACTTTATAATCTTTATTTATAATAATTTTACCAGTATGACAAAATGATAAATATATTTTTATATAAAATTCATTATTATAATGTGTATATAATAATACTAAATCATCTTTTTGTACTGTTAATCCTGTTTCTTCATATAATTCTATAATACCAGTAGTTATAAAATCACTATTATCTTTTAGTTTACCACCTGGTAAACTAAATTTAGTCTCATTATCACTTAATGATATAGATAAAAATTCATATTCTCTAATTAATAATATATAAGTTATTTTTTTCATTTAAAAATAAAATTGATTTATATTTATAATATTAATATATATTTATATTAATAATAAATTAAATTTTAAACATGTGTGGTATTTGTGCAATTTATAAAAATAAAAATGAATATGAGTTAAGAAAAGAAATTTTAAAAATGAATAAGATACTTAACAATAGAGGACCAGATTATAGTAATTGTAAAATTATTCCAAATAAAATTGGTATTGGACACACTCGTTTAGCTATTGTTGGTATTGAATCTGGTGCACAACCATTAACTAATGATGATGAGTCAATTATTTTATCCGTGAATGCAGAAATTTATAATTATAAAGAATTAAAATTAGAATTTCCTGATTATAATTTTAAAACTGAATCAGATTGTGAGGTATTAATTCCATTATATTTAAAATATGGTAATGACTTTATTAATAAACTAAATGGAATGTTTAGTTTTATTTTATATGATGCTAATAAAGATCAATTATTGGTTGTAAGAGATCACATTGGTATAACACCTTTATATTATGGATATACACATGATGGTGCATTTGTAGTTGCTTCAGAGATGAAAGCTTTAGTATCTTTATGTATATATATTAATACTTTTCCACCTGGATATATGTATTATAAAAATGAATTTATTCAATGGTATAAACCACGATGGATGGTTAAAGATTATATTCCAGTTGAAAATGTATGTTTAAATTATTTAAAAACTCAATTTGAAAAAGCAGTAAAAAGACGTATGATGACAGATGTACCATATGGATTATTTTTATCTGGTGGATTAGATTCTTCATTGGTTGCTTCCATTGTCGCTAGAAATTCTAAAGAACAAGTTAATACATTTTCAATTGGTATTGAAGGTTCTACAGATTTAGCATCGGCACAGATTGTTGCTAAATTTTTAAATACTAAACATCATTCATTTACTTATACTATTCAAGAAGGTATTGATGCTTTAGATGATATTATTTATCATTTAGAAACTTATGATATTACTACAATTAGATCATCTATTCCAATGTATATTTTATCACGAAAAATTAAAGCAATGGGATTTAAAATGGTACTATCTGGTGAAGGTAGTGATGAAGCATTTGGTGGATATTTATATTTTCATAAAGCTCCCAATAAAGTTGAGTTTCACCATGAAACAATTGATAAATTATTATTATTACATAAATATGATTGTTTGCGAGCTAATAAAGCAACTGCAGCTGTAGGACTTGAAACTAGAGTACCATTTCTTGATCCTTACTTTTTAAAATATGTTATGTCAATTAATCCTTTAAATAAAATGATTAATGAAGAGCATAAATATATGGAAAAATATATTTTACGCAAAGCATTTGATATTAAAGATGACCCATACTTACCTGATGAAATTTTATGGAGACGTAAAGAACAATTTAGTGATGGTGTATCAAGTGATAATACTAATTGGATAAAAAAATTAGAAGAATATGCAAATATTCATATAACAGATAAACAAATGAGTTTAGCTCATTTATTATATGAATGTAATACACCTTTAACTAAAGAAGCATTTTTATATAGAACTATATTTACTAAACATTTTCCAACTGAAAGTATGGCTAAAACCGTACATCAGTGTGACACAATTGCTTGTAGTACAGAAAGAGCAATACAATGGTGTGAATCATTTCAAAATAATAATGACCCAAGTGGATTATATTTAAGAAATTTAATTGATAATAATTAAAAAATTAAATTAAATTTAGTTTATAATTATTTTTTTAATTATATAATAAAATATATAATATATATAATAATAATATGATTTTATTAAATTTATTTAATAAAATACAACAATATAATTGTTGTATTCATGAAAATTATATTATAATTAATAATATTAAATGGTGTTATTTAGATAATAAAATAAAAAATGATAATAGACAAATTATAATATTTTTTCATGGATTCCAGGGAAATAAAAATTTATCTTATTATCCTTTAATTAAACAATTAAATAATAAATATCGAATACTTATACCAGATTTAATAGAACATGGTAATACTAAAGTAATACAAAATAAATATAATTTTAATTATTCTATAAATAATCAATTAATATATTTATATAATTTTATTAATACTATTATACCAAATACTTATTTTAATTTAATTGGAACATCAATGGGTGGATTATTTGTAAGTTTATATAATATAAAATATCCATTATATGTTAAAAAAATAATTTTAATGAATACATGTGGTATATATAATAAAAACAATATATTATTAAAAATATACAAAGATACTGGAAAGCTATTATTATTTCCAAATAATATATATGAATTTAATATACTTATAACATTACTATTATATAAAAAATCATTATTTTTTAATGATTATATATTAAGTCAATTATTAAAAGAAAATATAAAACAAAGAGAAATATATATACAAATATTTAAATTTATTATATTAAATAATTTAAATATACTAGATCATTATTTACCATTAATTAATAAACCAATTACATTTATATGGGGTTATAATGATCAAATTACTAGTATACATACTTTATTAAAAATAAAAGATAATTTAAAATATAAACCAAATATTAATATCATAAATAAATGTAATCATATTCCACACTATGAATATCCAGAATTATGTTCAAATATTATTAAAAATACAATTAATTAAAAAAAAAAATAATTATTAGTATTAATTGTTATCTCAATTTTTTTTATAATTAATATTATCTATTTTTAATTATTACAATATATTTTATAAATAAAATATACAATACTACATAATACTAATATACCAATTATACTAAATATTATTACTTGAACTGGTTTGGATATTTCATTAGGATCATTTATAATATTTAGTTTTCTCAAATAATACATTATTTATTATATATAGTTATATATGTTTAATTTAATTTAATTTATTAATTAGTTTTTTTCCAATATATTTAATATTTGTAATTATATCTTTATCTGAATTATATAATGGACATTTTTTACAATATATATTTTCATGTTTTTCTAGATTTTTTTTTAAATTAAATGATTCATTACAATATTTACATATTAAATTATATTCTGTAATAATATTAAAAGAAATATATGATGAATTATATGTTATATTTTTATTCATAATTTTATTTCCCATATTATAATTATATTTATAAATATATTATAATTTATAATATTTCAATTTTTTAATATAAAAAAAATTATTAAATTTATTTGAATATTAATGTTTTTAATTTTATTTTAGAATCAATATATAATAATTTTGGATTATTATATATTTTATCAAAACTTTTTACTTTATGTAATAATGATTGTGATTTAGGATTATAATAATCATATAAAATAATATTATAATATAAATTAATTTTTTTTCTAAAAATATAACGTTTTAATAATTTTTTGATTAAATTAATACTATTAATATATTTATAACATACTGTTGGGTTACTGGAATAGTTATAATAATAATAATGCGTTTTACATAATTTACATTCAAATTTTAATGACATATCATCATAACAATAATTACACATTTCTTCATTATTATTATTTGTATTATTATTACAATATAGACAGTATAAATTTGATTTAATACAATTAAATTTAGTCATAGTATAAAATATTATAATATTATGATATATATTATTCAATTTTAAATAATATTATATATTAATCAATTATTTAAAATGTAAAAATAATATAATTAATATATTATATTAATTATATTATTATATTATATTATAATATTTTTATTAAAAAAAATATGAATTCTATCGAAGAATATATATGTATTAAATGTAATAAAGAATTCACTGATAAATATAAGTTAAAACAACATTATGGTAAGAAAATTCCATGTAATCGTGTTTTAAAATGCGATATATGTAATAAAATATGCAATACTAAACAGAATTTAGAAAGGCATTTAAATAAAAAAAAGAAATGTAAAAAATTAGAAAGCAAAAATATATTAAATATAAATCAATTAATATCACCAATTAATATTTTAAAAAAATTTCCAATTACTGATAGTATAAATAAATTAATTAATAAAACTAGAGAAGATATATCGAATATATTAAATAATAAAGATGATAGATTATTAGTTATTGTTGGACCATGTAGTATTCATGATATAAAGGCAGCATATGATTATGCTATTAAATTAAAACAAATTTCTCAGAAATTTTCTAATGAATTATTAATTATTATGAGAACTTATTTAGAAAAACCTAGAACTTGTAATGCATGGAATGGAATATTATATGACCCTGATTTAGATGAATCTTATAATATCAATAAAGGAATTCATTTCGCTAGAAAACTATTATTAGATATTAATGAATTAGAACTTCCTATTGCTTTAGAATTTTTAGATACTATTTTACCACAATATACCGCTGATTTAGTTTCTTGGGGTGCTATAGGTGCTAGATCAGTTGAATCTTCTTTACATAGAAAGTTAGCATCTGGTTTATCTATGCCATTAGGTATAAAAAATAGCACAAATGGCTGTATTATAGATTCAATAAATTTTATTAAAACTTGTAATCATCAACAATATTTCCCTGGTATTAATGAATATGGTATTGCTTCAATAATATCAACAAAAGGCAATAAAGATTGTCATATTATATTAAGAGGTGGAAAAAATAGACCAAATTATTATGAAAATGATATTAATGATACTATAAATAAATTATTAGAACAAAAATTAGAACCAAAAATTATGATAGATTGTTCACATGGTAATTCATTAAAAGATTATAAAAATCAACCAATGGTATGTAATTATATTTGTGATATAGTTTCTAAAGGTAATAATAATATTATGGGTGTAATGATTGAAAGCAATATATATGAAGATAATCAACCATTAGAAAAAGGAAAGTTAAAATATGGTATTTCTGTAACTGATTCATGTGTAAGTTTAGAAACTACTGATGTATTATTAAATAATTTAGCTGAATCAGTTAAACATAGAAGAAATTTGAATTTAAATATTTAAAATATTATTTAATATAATGGGTAATTCTAATAGAAAATGTATGATTGATGTTGGTAATATTAATAGAATTGCAGATGGTAAATATGCTAATGATATGCATATATGTAATTATTATAATATTTTTATAACAAGATATGATATTAATATAATTAAATCTACAAATGAAACAACTATTAATGAATTACAAGATAAAATAAATATTATTAAAAATAAAGAAAGATTTAATGAATGTAACTGTAATTTAATAAATATTAATTATAGTAATTCATTACAATTTAATAAAAAAATAAGTTTAATTTTAATTTTTAATTTATTAATTTTAATTTTATAAAAAAAATTAATAAATTATTTTTTAATTTTTAATTTATATAATATTTTTTTTATTAATGATTTCCTTTTTTCTTTTTTTAATAAATTCTTCATAAATTTTTTATGTAAATTTAGATTTATATTACCTTCTTTATATATTGTTTGTTTATTCATTTTATATATTATTTATATATTATTATTCAATTTTTTTATCATAATATAACTTAATTATATTGATATCTTGTTTTGGTTTATTTTCTAAATGATATTGTAATGTTTCTTTTAATTTTGTTAATCTTTTATTAAATTCTTTTTTATTTGCTATAATTTGAATTCCAGTTGTTTTACAAATTTTAAAACAAGATGCTACTCTTTTGTTATTTTCATCTTTATACCCATCAGGATTAAATCTTATAAATACAATTGGTCTTCCTGCTAAATCATCATAGATATCCCATTTCCTTTCTTCTTCTTCATATTGTTTTAGATTTATGTTGATTCTCATCACACTCAATTACTATCGTATAATTAAATAAATCGATAAATACATCTGGTCTTCTTTTTGAACATCCACATAAAATAGTTTGGTCATATATTAAATCTAACCCTTTATATTCATCTTTTATATAATCTATCACGTGTTTCTCTTTAATTTTATAATTTCTTACGATTAGTTCATTTGGAAAGTATCTTATAAAACATCTAAGACAATGTTCTTTATATTTTTTTTATTTGCGTTAAATTACATTTTATACATTTTTTATCTTTAATATTAATCATATCTTGTAATTTACAATTACTACAATATAATGCATTTTTTTTCATTTTCGTAATTAAAATTTGGTATTTTTATTTCACAAGTTATGCATTTTTTTGATATTATATTAATCATATTTTCCTTTTTACATTTATTACAATATAATGCTTTTGTTTCATTTTTATAATTATATATTGGTTGTTTATTATTACATTCTATACATTTGTTAGTTCGTATATTTATCATATTTTCTTTTTTACAATCGTTACAATATTCTGCTATCTTTTCTCATTTATATAATTAAAAGTAGGTTGTTTAACTTTACAATTTATACATTTTTTAGATTTAATATTAACCATATTATCTAATTTACATTCATTGCAATATAATGCTATCTTTTCATTTATATAATTATAATTTGGTATTTTTATTTTACACTTAGTACACTTTATACTAATTATATTTACCATATCATCTTTTTTACAATTATTACAATATAATACTTTTTTTTTATTTTCATAATTATATATAGGTCTATTTAATTTGCATTTAATACAATTATTATGAATAACATCAATCATATTTTCTAATTTATGTATTTTACAATATAATCTTTTTTTTTATTTTCATAATTATATGTAGCTTGTTTATTACATTCTATATCAATACATATTCTATTTTTCTTTTTATATTTTTTTGATATATAAAAATCAAAAAACAATTTAATATTCATTAAATTATTATATATTAGTTATATATTTTATTATTTAATTAAAAAATAAAATATATAATTATATATTGTTTATTTAATTTATATTTATACCGGTATTTAAATTAGGACCATATTTATTATCTTCAATATATGAAGTTGTATGTCCTAAACATTCAGCCAATGATACAAATGTATAATTATTTGCCATCCCATATTCAATAAACATTTCCAATGCTTCAATATTATTAATCATTTTATCATGCTGTAAAGTTATCTTTCCAGTAGTAGACTCAGTTACCAATTTATTTACCATAAAGTCAACAATTTCTTGTGCTGAAATTCCAGTCCAATCAGGTGGCATTACATTTGTTCCAATAAAATCATATCCAAAATTGTATGTTATTGTATTATAAATTTCGTCGTTATACGAAAAGTAAGGAGCTCGAAAGTATCGTGGTCTTACATTAAACAATTCACGAAAAATCAATTCATTATCATATAATTCTCGCATAACATTAAATCCATTTAATTTTTCCATTGCTTCATGTGAAAATGTATGACTACCGATGGTATGGCCATCAATATTCATTTGTTTTACAACTGTTTCAAAATCATTATTTCGAACAATATGTAAACCATTAATGAAAAATATTGCTTTAATTCCATAATTATTTAAAACATCAACTAAACCTTGTGTGTTCTTATGAATACCATCGTCAAATGATAAAGTTATATGATTTGGTTTAATACAGCTTTCATAATATTCACCATTTATTAAAACAATTAATGATAATAATAAATATGTTAAGTTAAACATTTTATTATAATTATATTATTTGTTTATATTTATATTTAATCAATTTTTTAATCAATTTTTTTATCATAATATAGTTTAATTATATTGATATCTTATTTTGGTTTATTCTCATAATTATATGTAGCATATTTTTATATATCTAAAATCAATATATATATTTATATTTTTGCTAAATATAAATATATATTAAAATTCAGAACACTCCATTAAAAATGGTTTAATCCAGCTAACATCTTCATTATCGTCTGATTCTGATGTGAAAAATACGACTTCAAAACCTATGATATTCTCATTATTAGGAAAAACATAGTCCTTAGGTGAATATTTACCACCTAAATAAAAATAATCTGCAATAGATACAATAGCTCTATACTCTAAATTTAAAATAATATCAAGACTTTCACTATCTTGCCAAACTTGTACTACAATTGGTTTACATTTAGGTTGTCTAAGTCTGGCATCAGTAAATACATCATCCCATACAATAGGAATTTTATTATATTTAGTAGCAGTACCTGCTGCAAATGTTAAAGATTTAATTAACTCCGATGGTTGATTACTTGACTCATCATGCCCAAAATGAATATATTCAGATTTATTAAAAATAGGTATAAAATCAGTAAACAATTTATCTAATAAAGGAAATACTTTTGGATTACTTAAATCTAATTCATCATCATACCCAGTTAACATTATATCTGGATATGCTTTACCAAATGCTTTTGTATGGCCTGGAAAATCAAATTCAGGAATAACTTCAATATTATATTTACTTGCATAGTTAATTACTTCTATTAAATCATTTTTTGTATAGTATTGCCCTTTTAATGAACCATAATTTGTTAAACGTTTATAATCATAATCCCATTCAATATTAAAACCTTCATTATCTATTAAATGCCAATGAAATTTATTTAAATTTGCTTCATCCATATAATCAATTATAGTTTTAATTGTTGATAATGGAAAAAATTGTCTAGCCGTATCTAACATAAATCCCCTATATTCATATTTTGATTGAGCCATTATAGTATTACAAAATGTAATAATAATATTAAAAAATAATATTAGATTAAATTTCATTTTGTTATAGTATATATATATATGATATTTATTTAATATAAAAATTTAAATATTATTTATCATATATAATATATAATATAGATATGGAAGAAATAAATAAAGAAGAGCTAATTATTGATAAAGAACTATTTAATAAAGAAATTGAACAATTTGAAATAGATCATCATATTTTTGATGATCGTATAGAAAAATTTAATAAATCACTTTATGAATCTGAATGGTTTAAATCTAGACCGGAAAAAATAAAAAAAGCTTATTTAAGTCATCCATTTTATAAATTTTATAAACTTAAAAGTTGTAATAAACCAGTTCGTATATATGGATTTAATGAGGAAATTTCGGAATTAGGTTTAATTACTGCATTAACATTAATACCATCAGAAAATGAACCATATGTATGTACTAAAAATTTTATGTTAGATAGTTTTGAAAAATTAGATAAATGGTCTGAAGATGATTTAGCTTTAATTAAATTATATGAACAATATACTGAAAATTTACATTTTATTTTAGCTCATCCTTTTGGATATGAAAACATTATTCAATCTGATTATAAATAAAAAATTGATATTTTTATTTAAAAAAAATAATAATATAAAATGTCATATTTAAATAATTATAATAATAATACAGTTATTTTAGAAGAAAAACCAGTATATAATGAAAATTTAAATGAAGAAGAAAAACAATTTATTGATAATAATTCATATATATCATCAAATAATGATAATTCTGAAATTAATAATTTATTATTAAAATTTCATACATTTGTAAATTGTATCTATGCATTAGGTTGTATATTTACAATTATACAAGGTATTGGTATTATTTTATATTTTGAATTTTATAATATTATAATTGGATTATATATTATATTATTTGGTATAATTACATTAACATATGATATTAAAGAATTTAATAAATATTATAATAATAATTTTAATTTTCTAAATAATTTACTTGGAAGATCTATTACTATTTTATATTTTGCAATTTTATCTTATTCAACTTCATTTAATCATTTCTGGAATATATTTATTATGATATATAATATAGTAATATCTTGTTTATATTTTATGTTATATATTATTGTAATTTTTAAAATTTTCCAATATGATGATTTATCTGATATATATAATGGTATTTAAATATTTTATTAAATTTTATTTTTTATATAAGTTATAAAATTATGTACAATATATATTTTTTTATTTTTAAATATTTATTATTATATTAATAAATATTTAAATATGAAAAATACAAAATATATAACTTTTAATATTCCTGATTTACAAGACCATAATAATTGTTATGATTTTAAACAAATAAAAAATGGAAATAAAAACAATAAATATTTATGTTTTCTTTTTATGATAACTATAATTATTTTTATTATTATATTATTTTATTACCAATAATATATAAAAAAAATGGAAATTAAATTAATAATTTTTATTTTATGGATTTTTTCAATAATATTAACTAATATTATTATGCATTTTAGTGTAGAATATAAAGATGGTAAAAATATGGTAAAAGATCATTTATTAAATATTGCATCTATAACTGGATATACATATTTAATTTACACATGTACTAATATTCCAAAATATTATTCAAAAGATTTACCTAATTTATTAAAAACATAAATATATTATTTTGATTTTAATATTTCAATTTCTTTTTTTAAATTTGATATAATAATATCTTGATTAATTATTTTTTTATATAAATATAATGTAGAAAATAATTCATCATTTAATAATTCATTAGTTGTTGGTCTATCTATTGAATTATATGATATCATTTTTATAACAAGATTATATATTTTTGAATATTTAGTTTTAAATTCATCTGGTATTTTACTTGGATCTTCTTTTATTTTATTTATTATTATTGATCTTTCCATTAATGTATCAAATTTCATAAATAATTCAAATAATATAATACCTAAACTATATATATCTGTTTTATTATCATATTTTGTATTATTTAATTGTTCAGGACTTGTATATAAATATGTACCAATTCCAGTTGTATTATTTGTTATATCATTTATATTATTATAATTATTGAAATTATATATATCTGATATATCCTTTGATAAACCAAAATCTCCTATTTTTATTTGTAATTCATCATCAATAAATATGTTTTCTGGTTTTAAATCTCTATGTATTATATTTTTTTTATGTATATGATGTAATCCATTTAATAATTGTGTAAAAATTAATATATTTATATCATTATTAATATATTCTCTTTTTACTAACCAATCTTTTAATGTTAATTTATCATATAATTTCATCTGAATATATAATGTTAAATAATATTTTATTGTATTCGGTTGTGTTATTATTTCATTTTTTAATTCTTCTTCAGATGATGTATAACTATTAAATGATTCAATTAAATTTTCATTATTATGATTACTTTTGTTATTTATATAATTATATAACCATGTTGGTTCTATCCATGAAGTATAATATCTTACTATATTATGATGATCTAATTTTGATAAACATTGTATTTCTCTTATTAAATATTCCATATTTATATCATTTAATTTATTATATTTAAAATTAACTTTTTTTATAGCATAAATATTATTATCTAATTTATTAATAGCTTTATATACTGATCCAAATCCACCACTTCCTATTTTTTTTATTTCATTAAATTCATTATAATATTTTGAAAAATGTATATTTTCTAATTCATATAAATTAATATTAACATTAGTATTTAATTCCTTTATTTTATTTATAATTATATTTTCATCTATATCTTTATTATATTTAACTAATTTATTTATATTATTATCTAAATCATTATATTCTATATTTTGTTGTAATATATTTAAATCATATAAAAAATTAATTGAATCTAATATTTTTAATTTATATAATTTATATACATTTATTATAAATGTATATGGTGTTGGATCATACAAAGTACAAATTTGTGCTAATAATAATACTATTATACTTTGTTTTTTATCAATATTATTTGATAATACATTATTGTGTATTATTGTTTTTAAAAAATTATTATCCATATATATATATTCTTATCATAAATTAAATAAATATATGTTAAATATATATTATAAATATATTATAAATATATTATAAATATATTATAAAAAAATGTTTATTTTTATATAATTTTAATCCACAAAATAGTATATGTAATAATAGACCAAGGCAAAATATAAAAAATAATTGTAATTTAAATAGAGCAAGTTTAATTAATCATGAATGTATTTGTATATCTGGATATACAAATTATCCAAATTATGATAAAATATCTAATTGGAAAATAATTACTATTTCTATTTGCTCTACTGCTATATTATTAACTATATCTTGTTTATTATATAATTACTATAAAAATAAAATAAAAAAAATCAAATTAACAATAACCATTCATATTTTAATGAAAACTCATTTATTTTTTTTATCATAATAGTATATATATAAAATTAAAAAAATTGAATTAATTATTTATTATATTATAAATTAAAAAAAAATGATAAAAGTAAAAAATATAAATTTATTTAATTCAATTAATTCTAATGATTATAATTATACTAAACTATTATTAAAAAATCCTAATATTGATATAAATTATCAAAATGAAATTGGTAATACTGCTTTAATGATTGCATGTATGAATGGTAGTACTGATTGTGTGGTAGAATTATTAAAAGATGCTATTATAAATTTAAATATTCAAAATATATATGGAGATACAGCATTAACATTGGCTTGTCGCGAAAATAATATAGATTGTATACGTTTGTTAATATCACAAATTGATATTAATGTAAATATTCAAGATAATTTTGGTGATACTGCATTAATAATAGCATATGAATATGATAATTTTGAATGTTTTAAATTTTTATTAAAATATTCAAATAGTAATATTTATATTAAAAATAATAATGGAGATACATTATTAACATATATTTATCAAGATAATAAACAAAGATATAATGATTTATTAAAAGATTATTATAATAAAAATAAATAAAATTGAATTTTTATTTTTTTTTATTATATTATAATATTAAGTATGAGTTTTACACAATTACCCATTGATAAAGTACTTATTAAACAATCTAAATTATTTATTCCTTATTACAAAAATGAAAAATATTGGAATAAAATAAATTTATCATCTTGGTTTGACTGTATTGTATATAAATATGATGTACCAGAAAATAATATTAAAAAAAATATTTGTAGTATTGATATTGGTGCAATGAACTTTGTATCAATCTACAGCCCAGATGGATTATGTTATAAAGTAAAAACTAAAAAAGAAAAATTAGATAAAGTATTATCTAATAAAAATATCACACTAATACAAAAAGAAACCAAAATAAAAAATTTAATTAATGATTTACATATTAAAACTATTAATTTAATTTGTAAAAATTTTAATACTATTTATATTGGGCAGATTTGCTCAGTTGATTGTACTAATTTTCAAAAAATTAATACAATTGAAGATAATTTAGTAAAAGTATTATGTCATAATCAATTTCTTAATTCATTAAAAAAATATGCTAATAAAAAAAATAAAAAACTATATATTGTTGATGAATCATTTACTTCAAAAACATGTGCAAAATGTGGTGAACTTAATAAATTTGAACGTATACAGTTTGCTGATGATTCTGATCGTCGTAAATATATATGTAAATATTGTAATAATATATTATGTAGAGATTTAAATGCTGCATATTTAATTTTAATTAAAAATATGTTTAAGTAAAATCTATATTATATTTTTACTATGATCAATAAATGAATTTTCATTTATATAATATTGTTTTATTATTTTTTTATAATATTTACTATCACCAATTCTACAATAATCATTATATTTTTCTTTATATAAAGTTTCTATATAGTCTTCAGAATGCATATTTTCTGGTAAATTTATTTTATGTATTTTTAAAATAATATGTATTTTTGAAAATATTTTATTTATTAATTCATTTATAATTATAACATTCCATTCATTATTATTATGTATATAAAATTGTTCTAATTCATATTTTATTGTTTGGTTATATAAATGATTTGGATTTTTATATAATAATTTTAAAAAATATGTAAACATATCTATCATTTTTAAATCTATTATTCCTGTATAATTGTATTCACCTATTTTAAATTTTTTATTATAAAAATCTCTTGTATATTTTTTTTCTAGTATATTTGTTAGATCAATATTTAATATATTCTTTTTTATAAATATTATATCTTCCTCTTCAAAATTATTTAATACTAATTCTTGTTCTACTGTTTTTATATTATTCTTTCTATCATTTATTGTATTTATAATTTTTGAAAAATGTTTGAATAATTCTTCATTACATAGTTTGATAAATTGTCTTACATTATCATCATATTTATATTCATCATTTTCATATTTATTTATAAACGTTGTATAAAATTCTATTAATTCTTTATCTAATTCATCATATTTTACAACCTGTTTTGCTATACTGTAAATTAAATATAGCATATTATCTACACAATTTACTACATTATCTTTATCTATCTTTAATTTTAATTTATTAAATAAATCATCTTTACATATTATCCAATTATCTGGAACATCGATATTAAAACATAATTCTTTTATTAAATTTGTAAAATTATATATATTAGATAATTCATCTGTATAGTCTTCTATAGTTAAATTAGATAATTCATCTATATTGAATTCTAATTGTTCTAATGGTTTCGATTTTATAAAATATGAATGATATAGTTTACCTTCTGGTGTAAAAATATTGATCGTATTGTTAATTATTGTATTATTTTGGATATTCGTTATGTTTGAAGTTTTCTTTAACCTCTCGTTTTCCTCTTTTAACTTCTCGTTCTCTAATATTAAATCAACCTTTATACATGGATTTTTTCTTTTTAAATGATTTGATAATATTTGATTAGTTTTAAATATTTTTAAACAGTTTTCACATTTAATTATTTTTTTAATACATGGGTTTTTTCTATTTAAATGTCTAGTTAAATGACAATTTGATATAAATGATTTATTACATTTTTTACATTTGTACATTTTTTATATACTATATTTATACTAATTATTATATTTAAAATAAAATTTACAAAATTTAAATAATAATATATTTTTGTAATAATTTTATACAATACATTAATTTATATTATTGTATATTATATAACTATTATCTATATATTTTATATAGATATTATTTACAAAATTTAATTTGTTTTTATATGATTAATTAAATTTTTGTAAATTCCATTTTACAAATAATTTTTTTATAGTATAATAAGAAAATATAATATATATGTTATATTTATCATTGTATATATAATATATATATTATTTTTTTCCAAAATTTAATTATTTTTACAAAAAAACAGTATTTTTTTCCAAAAAAGAAACTATAATTATTATATTATATCTATGTAATTGTATTAAACATATGTATATAACATATTATTTTAATAAAAAAAAATTTACAATATTTAAATAATGTAAAAAACACAATTAGTATAAAATATTTAAAAAAAAAAATTTGAAAAATTATTATAAAAATTTTTTTAATTTTCTAATAAATATATTTCAAAATTTTTTGAAATTATTTTTTTATATTCTAATTTATATATTTCATTTTTAATTTTTATAATCAAGTAATTTTTTAAACATTTCTTTTTTAAATTTAACATAATATTCATACTGTAATATATAACAATATTCATATTTATCATTTTTTTATCTTTCTAGTATTATATGAAAATAACATTTTTTTTAACCATTTGTTCTTCCTATTTTATATAAATATTATCACTTTTATATAATTTAGTAGATATAAGATATATAAACTTACAATTATCTTTTTTTAATATTCATACTTTTAAATCTAGTATTTTCTTCTTTTAATTTATTTAATTCATCTTTTATTTCTAAATTATTAACATTCAACTTTTATTTATTAAAAAAATATAATCAATTTTTAGAAAAAAATAAAAATAAATAAAATTAAAAAGTATTACGACGTATTTCATTTTCTTTTTTGCATAATGTTTCTGAACTACAATAAAAATAATGTTTACTATAACTACCTTTATAAATACAATATTTACAAAATGGGCAATGAATAAATGTTTTATGTGTACACTTATTACATTCATGACAGTGTTTATAATTACTAAAACTTTTAGTAATTATGTTTTTCTTTTCGATACATTTTTTACCATTATTTATGCACATTGATATATTATATATAGTTTTTATAATACAAAAAAAAATTCAATTTTTTTTGTATTAATTATATATTATATAAATATTTATTATTTAATAATATTTTTTATAATATATATAAATGAAACCAACTGAAATAATATTATGTCTACATAATAAAGAAGAAGCATTTCCATCTAATAAAAATTATGAAATAGTAGAAGGTTTAATACCAGTATATTATAATATAGATGAAGAAGAATATATATATAATGATAAATTATATAAAAGTATTACATATTTAATATATTATAAAGAAAATTATGCTATTGGATTATTTGGTATATTTAAAAAAAATAAAAGTTTAGGATATCATTATAAAGATATAGAAAGAATTAAAATATTATATGATCCAGAAAATAACAAAGAAGCCTATGTATATTTTAGTGCCCATAATTCTGAAGGTAAATGGATTAAATGGGAAGATTGTAATACAGTATTTGGTAGTTTATTAGTTTATGTAGCAAAATATTCTCACGCAAATTATCATAAACCAGGTATTAAATTGAGAATATTTGGTTTTGCAAATGATTTATGTTCAAATAATGATAAAACAATAATTAAACATCCAAGTTTAATTCGTGATAATACTATTAAATATAATCCTGATAAAGTATCAAAATATAGTTCATTTATTAAACGGTTTTTCTTACCATTTTATTTAAATAAATAATTTTAATTAAAATTCAATATTTTGTCTACATAAAGGACATTTACTTTTTTTATATAATAAACATAAATTAATACATTTACTATGAAACATGTGTCCACATTTGAGTATTAAACTACTATTTCTACAATTAAATATATCATTTAAACATATAGCACATTCCTGTTTCATAGAATTAAAAATACATTTATGATTATCTTTTAATTTTAATGGTAAACATCCACCACATATATCACAATGATAAAAATATTCTTTAATACCTATTCTACATATACCACATTTATTACAATGGTATATATTTTTTTCTAATCCAAAGTTATCAAATATATTACATATATTACAAAAATAATTACCAAAACAAGTATTACAATTATTACAATACTGTGATTTATTTTGTATATTATTACATTTTAAACATTTTATTTTTTCTATATTAAATCTATTTAATATATGAGTATTATCATTATTGTGGCAAAATCTACATGAATAATATTTATTACAACAAGGAGCTAATATTTCACAATGTCTACTATAATGCAAACAACCATAAATATTTAAATTTAAATCTGTTAATAAAATTTTATTCATTTTATTATATATTTAATATAAAATTTTATATTAAATATATAAAATGGAAATTTCAAATATAGATTTAACTTGTGTTATATGTTTAAATATAATAAAAGAGTTTAATGAAAAAAAAACATTAAGTTGTGAACATATGTTTCATATTAATTGTTTTAATTTATATGATAAACAAATATGCCCAATATGCAAAAAAGAAAATTATTATATAGATTTAGATACTAGTTTTTTAAATAATATTAATATTTATAGAAATTATGATATATATAATAATACATTTATACCATCATATATTACAATACCATCTTCATATACAATATTGCCACCAATTATTACAACTATTAGAACAAGAAATATAAATAGAACAAATAGGAGACCACCATGGCGTTATTAATAAAAGAATAAAAAAATTTATATTCTTTATGTAATTTTTTATAATAATATATTTAATTAATTTAGATATACTAGTTTCTATAAATGTATAATATATTGCTATTATTGTATATAAAAAAAATAAATTAAATATAAAATTATAAACCAACATAAGATAATTCTTCTATAGTTAATATATTAACATATTTATTGATATAATAATTATAATTAATTTTTTTATTATTAAAATTATTAATTAATTCTAATAATTGGTCTTTTGTTTTATTATCAATATTTGGTAATTTTTTTAATGCTAATTTAATATTACCATGTATGTATTCAATAGGATAATTTATTATCAAATATCTTTTTAATATTCTTTCATTAATATTATGGTGTATATCAAAGTCATTATCTAAAATATTTTTTATTTTACTAGGTATTTTTGTATTTTTTATAAATTGCTGTATTATAATTACATTTTTATTTAAATTATTTTTATTTAAATTATTAAAATATTTATTTAAATGTAATTGTAATTTAATATGTAATGGTATATATTCAAAAATATAACTTACCATTTCATTTGGAATATTCATATTTAATTATATTTATTAATTTTTTAAAATCAGTTTTTTTATTACCATTTCTACCTATAATTATTTATTTTTAACTAAATGAAATATATTTTATATAATATAGTAATATAAATAAATAAAAAATGGGAGCTTGTATAAGTGCAATAAAAAAAATGTTAAAAAAAAATAAAAAAGTAGTAGATAATGCTATAGATAAATTAGATGAATATGATAATATAGTATTTGATAAAATTGAAGATATATTAGAAGATGAAATTAAGAAAAGAACAAATATGGATATTGAATTAGGTGAATATATAGATAAAATAGATAATGGTTTAACTGGGTTTGCAAAGAATACTATATATAGTAATAAATCTAAAGAAAAAAAAGAATAATTATAATATAAATAATACTAATATAATAAATTATTTTTTTTTATAATATTTAGGACAATATATATTAATTGGTATTATCATAAATATAATTCAAAACTTCAAACAAATTATAATTATTTATTTCTTAATTTACTAACTTATCATTTTTTTTGTAATAATTAGTAATAAAATTATGACTAATATTATTATTTTATATAAAATTAATAATTAAATTAAAGATATAAAATAATAATATAGTATAAACATGTATATTAAATGAATAATTTAATTAATATTTTAAATGAATATGGAATAAGATTAGAATCAAGAATAATTAATAATAAATTTGTATATACACATTTATCATATGGAATTAATAAAATTAGATAAATATTCTACCGTATTCTACATAGTTTTCAACCCAGCCAAAATGTTTACACACAGGGTAGCACTCGAAGAAAACAGGTTTCATCAAATGAAATCTCCCCATTAAAACTAGTATTATATACCATAAAAATATCATCATTTTTATCAATTAGATTTCTTTTTGCAACTGTTGTTTCAAATATATGTCGAATATCGGATTATTGATTGTTATTTATATCATTTGGAAATGATGTATCTATACATAATAAATCTGATGATTTTAATATATGTGATATATCCATTGGTGTTTCGTAAGGCATGCCTATTTGGCCACAATAATATGCAGGTATTGAGTATATATGCATTTCATCTCCTTCATATTCTGCTTCTTCTTCAGTATCAAATAATTTTGATTTCTTTTTTCCTGTAAAGTAGACCCATTTTCCTTTATTATCTTCTTTGTATTTCTTTGATTGTTTTTCGTGCCAAGTTTTAAATGCTTCAAATTCTTCATCTAAAATCTTTTTCTTTAAATCATGTAAGAAATTTGGACTAATAACACCATTTTTCATAAGAGTTATTAGTTTTTCCCATTGTCCTGAATTTCGTAAAGCTCTTTCATTATATTCATCCATAATTTTAATAACAATATTTTCTATATTATATATATTATAGGTAATAATATTATTTCGTAAATAAAATATTACCTGACTTTTTCTCTTCTTTGTACCAGCCCTACCGGTATTATTTTTCTTAGTACTGTTACTTGTAGTGAATTTTCTTTTGTTAGTTTTTGATACTTTGTTTTCATAAATAGCTTTTTGCTTTAATTGACTTGATTTTAATCGTAATGATATACTACTAGTACTACTACTTGCAGCTTGATTCATATTTCTATAAATAAAGTTTCAACTTTATCAGATTATTGTAACAGATTTTACTAGATTTTCTTCCTTGAATTTTTTAAAGAAAGTTCTAATGATAGGTAAAAGATTTGAAATAATATGTATTATTTGATTTATTCTAGAAATTGTTCTTCTATCTCATCCAATATTCGACATACTACCACTTCAACATTTCTGTGAGATCGTCTTCGCTTTTGTATATTATCAGATTCTCTTAAATCTTCAATTACAATTTCTATTTTATTCATGAACTTCTACTTTTGTTTTCACTAATCTTCGTGGTAGAAAACCAACATGACAAGCTTGACTCCCATCGTGAATTATATACGCTTTGATAACTTCTTCAGCCTCATCATTAAATGGTATTACCGTTTTTTACCAATTACCATTCACTTCAATTATTTTCATATTATTAATTGTTTTAACTCCTTCAAATATTTTCAACCAATCAAAAACGTTATTGTTTTTTACAGTCAGTTCATTTACAGTTTTCAGAACCAGTCATTCGCAAAGATGGGAAATGATGTTGATGTAGTTGGTTGTGATGATGGAACGATGGAAAAAGCTGTACATGTCATGTAGTTTATGATACTCATCTTAAAGTTGGCGATGTTGTTATTTTCAGATTGGAGGTTAAATGGATTAATACAGTAATGAAAAAAGAGGGGGTTGAAACTATGCAGAATACAGTAGTTTATATAGGATTAGAAATAATTAATATATTTTTTTTATGAATTGAAAGAACAATATCTTATTTTTAATCTATTTATAGATAGTATTATAAGGATATTATGCAATAATTCTTCCTAAGTATTACAATTACTATTTTATCTTCATTTTACACGATTTTTTAATTATTACTTTAATACTACTATAAACTTTAATTTATCCTGGTATATGTAATGTATTATTATTTTTACTACTAACATAGCCTAGATAAGTTAGTATTTTAATATTGATAACTTATATTTAATTAATATTTTTGTTTTTTTTATTTATGTTTATATAAAATATATTTATTAAAAAATATGATACCAATTATATTAGGTATAGTTATACTTATATTATTATATTTAATAAAAAGAGTAGATAATGATATTCAAACTAAAATAGATATGATACAAAATGCAGATAAGGGTGAAAAGGGTGAAATTGGTGAAAAGGGTGAAAAGGGTGAAAAGGGTGATATTGGACCAATGGGTCCACGTGGATTAATAGGCCCACAAGGAGAGGCTGGAAAAGATGGAAAAGACGGGGAAAAAGGAGAAAAGGGTGAACAAGGAGAAAAGGGAGAACGTGGTTTTGAAGGTAAAGTTGGTGAAATTGGACCACAGGGTATTCAGGGATTAATTGGTCCTATTGGACAAAAAGGAGATATAGGATTAACTGGACCAATTGGGAAAACTGGTTTACAAGGGCCAATTGGACCCATTGGACCACAGGGTATTCAAGGATTAATTGGTCCCATTGGACCAAGCGGAGATATAGGATTAACTGGACCAATTGGGAAAACTGGTTTACAAGGGACAATTGGACCTATTGGACCACAGGGTTTGATTGGTAATACAGGACCACAGGGACCAATTGGACCAACTGGATTAGTTGGACCTAAAGGAGATAAAGGAGATAAAGGAGATCAAGGAAATGAAGGACCTAGGGGGGGTATTGGAGCTACTGGGATAAAAGGAGATAAAGGAGATAAAGGGGAACAAGGAATTATTGGACCTAAGGGGGATAAAGGAGATAAGGGAGATAAAGGAGATAAGGGAGATAGAATGGATTACTCAAATGAATTTGATTTTATTTTAGGTAAAATCGGTAGGGGAGATAGTGGTAGTTCAAGAGCATTGGTAAAAGTAGAAGGTGGAAAATTAGTAATTAATTATAATAATGATTATCAAGGAGTTGAAATTAATAGTAATAAAAATCCATTAAGATTATTAGGTAAAGTAGAAGTGTCTGATACATTAACTAGTAAAAGTTTTACAACAAATAATGATAATATTAGTATTTCACATAATAATCCATATATTGATTTTAGAGATGAAAAAGATAATAGAAATATATATATGATGGGAAATAAAGGTAAATTATATGTAGATGGTGCAGTAGAAGCAAAAAATGGGTTTAAAGGAATTAAACAATGGCCTAAGTGGGGTAGACAATATGATTTTAAAACTTTTAATAATGGTGGGTGGCAATATTGTAATGATGGTGAATATATATGTGGTGTTCATAAAAGTGGTAGTGATAACATAACAAATATGAAATGTTGTAGTTTTAGCTCATAATAAACAATATATAATAGTACACCCCAGATTGTTTTAAATTTCAAATTAAATATAATACTATATTTAATTTATAAGTAAAAAAAATATTATTAATAAAAAAATATAAGTAAAATAATGAGTGATAATTTAGATATAATTGAAATAAATAAAGAAATGTTATCCATTCAACAATATTTAGAAAATAAGAATTATAATATAGATTTAATATATATTGATAAATTTTGGTAGAATTTAGAAAATGATAAATGGATTGTAGTAGATGATGAATTAATTGAATGGGTTGGATATAAAGAAATACATAAAGGTAAAGAAAAATATTATTATTTACTTAAACAACATTTTGAAAAAGATGTTGATTATAAAGTATATAATAATGAAGAATTTAATGAATTAAAGGAATTATTTTACCCCCCTCTTGGGGTGGGTAAAAACAAAGAAGAAAAAAAAGAAACGAGAGGTGGTGGATTAAAAAAAAATATAATATTATCACCAGATTGTTTTCAAGAATCTTTAATGTTATTAAAAACAGAAAAATCAAAACAAATAAAGAAATCATATATAGAATTAAAAAAAAATATTTAAAGAATATACAACATATCAATTAAAATATCAAAATAAATTATTAAAAGAAAAAGAAGAAGAAGTTGAAGAAAAGAATAATTTATTAGAAGAGAAAGATAATCAATTAGAAAATTCAAAGAAAGAATTAGAAGAAGCTAAAAGTAAGAATTTAAAATTACAGGAACATATAGTTGAATATAATAAGAAAGAGATTAATGGTAAGGTATATGTATCATCAACAAAACAATATGAACTACATGATTTATATAAAATTGGTAGAACAAATGATTTAAAAAAAAGATTAGTTAGTTATAATATAGGTAATAGTATATATGATTCTATGTATTATTGTTATGAAATAGATACACATGATGCTCCATTTTTAGAAAGTATTATTAAAAATATATTAGGTAACTTTAGAGAAAAGAAACCAAAAGAATTATATGTATTAAAAAAAGAAATATTAATACCAATGGTTGATACAATATGTAAAAACTATAATAATATGATAGATACTTATAATGAATTAATTATGTCAAATACTAATGATAATATTAAAAAAGAAATAAAACAAAAAGTAGAAATAAAGAAAGATAAAAAATATAAACACCAGTGTGATAAATGTAATAGATTATTTAAAAAGTATAGTGAATTATTAAAACATCAAAATAGAAAACACCCATGTAATAATATATTAAAATGTAAGAAATGCTTTAGATTATTTAATAATATTCATAATTATAATCAACATATTAATAAAGTTATATCTTGTATTTAATTATTATTTTTGTTTTTTTTATTTTTGTTAATATAAAATTATAAATAAAAAAATAATATTAATTAAAAATGCAATTATTAATTTTACTAATAGTTTTTATAACAATATATATTATATATTTTATTAATTCTAAACCAGAACTTAAACAAGGAGATCAAGGATTTCAAGGAATTCAAGGTGAAAGAGGAATTAAAGGCGACAAGGGTGATAAGGGTGACCAAGGAATTATTGGACCAAAAGGTGAAAAAGGTGAAAAAGGTGACAAAGGTGATAAGGGTGATCAAGGAATTCCAGGAACTACTTCAGCAAAGGGTGATACAGGTGCTAGAGGTGATATGGGACCAAAAGGTGATACTGGACCACGTGGCGAAAGGGGTGAAAAGGGAGATCGTGGTATTAAAGGAGATAAAGGAGATACTGGTGATATAGGCCCAAAAGGTGAGAAAGGAGATCAAGGTGAAAGAGGTGAAGCAGGTGATGGAAAATATGATAAAGCATGGGATTTTATTTTAGGATCAGCTGATAATAAAACAAGGGGTGATAGTGGAAGATCACGAGCATTAGTAAAGGTAGAAGGTGGAAAATTAGTAATTAATTATGATGATGATTATCAAGGTGTTACAATTAATAGTAATAAAAGCCCATTAAGATTAATGGGTAAAGTAGAAGTATCTGATATATTAACTAGTAAAAGTTTTTCAACAAATGGTGATAATATCAGTATTTCACATAAAAATCCATATATTGATTTTAGAGACGAAACAGGTAAAAGAAATATATACATGATGGGAAATAAAGGTAAATTATATGTAGATGGTATAGTAGAAGTAAAAGATGGTATTAAAGGAATAGATCAATGGAACCTTGAACAATATGATTATAAAAATTTTAATAGTAATACACATAAAAATGCAGGTGGTTATTGGAGATTCTGCCCACCTGGTAAATATATGTGTGGTGTACATAAAGATGGTGGTAATGGTGATATTAATAATATGCAATGTTGTTCATTTGCAAGATAAATATATATATATATATATTATTTTTTCTTTTTATCATCAATATTTAACTCTTTATATAAATCAGTATTTTTAAAATATTGATATAATTTAATAGATGTTTTTTTTATATTAGGAATAGATTCTTTATACTCTTGGCCTATAAATATTCCAGTAACTAATATACCTAAATTAATAAATATTCCATTTGACATAGTTATATAACCAACAAAAATTATTATAAATTGAAAATATTTATTTATACTCATTATATTATGATATATAAAAAATTGATTAAATAATTTATATATATATTATATAATCAAATAATAATGGGAAATTCAACTTCAACATATATGATTACAAACTGTGATTTACCACATAGTAATATCATTCATAAAATATTATATATAACTTGTAATAAATGTAAATATAAAAATATTAAAAAAAAATATATTTGTAATTTAGAAATTGGTTGGTGTACAAAATATAAATACAAAATTAAAAAATGTAATAAGTGTAATTTTACATTATAATTTTATTTTTTACATTAATTCAAATAATAAACGAATAAAAAGTATAGTTATAATTGTTTTATTTAGTTTTAAAGTTGGAACAAAACTAACTTCATTAATATTTTCTTTTTTATAGTGTATATTTTCATTATCTGAAGCTTTTTCTATTGCAAATTCGCATAATCTGCGATGGTGTAAATTATTATTTAAATTAGTATTTGCTAAATCCATAATTATGTTATTTATTATATTAATATAATTTTATTTTTTTAAAAAATAATTAAATATTATTTTAATAAAAAATTGATTTTATTTAATTTAAATGTATAATATAATAATCATGGGTAATGAATTATCAAATATTCAATTATTAGAAAATACAATTAAAAATTTATATCCAGAAAATGAATATGATGCATATGAATATTTAATGTACTACTTATCAATATGTTTATATGATAAACCTACTGAAAATATATTATTAATTTTAAATGGAAATGGTTCAAATGGAAAATCATTTTTACTAGATTTAATTAAAGAAACATTTGATAATACAAAAATATTAAAATTAACAAAAGAAATTCTTCTACAACAAGATATTAAAAATTTATTATCAATTGATTGGAAAAATTTAAATTATTATTCAGAATCAACTAATTATAATAAATTAAATATTAATACTATAAATAATTTATTAAATTCACATATTAAGCATCATCATTTACTTGTTTTAAATTCAAAAATAAATTATAAAAATGTAATAAATGAAATAGATGGTAAAGTATATATTTATAATTTTAAATATAATTTTTGTGAAAATCCAATAAAAGAAACAGAAAAAAAACAAACAAAAAATATATTAGAAGAATTATCAAATCAATTTGATATTAAAGAAACTTTTAAAATTTTATTAAAAATTTATTATGATAAGTTACAAAAAGGATTTAGTGGTAACATTATGAAAGTACCAAAACAAACAATGGATAAAGAAAATATAAAAATATTTAATAATAAATTAAATAATATTCATTATTATGAAGATATAGATATGGAAATCGATATAAGTAAAATTCTATTATTACAAAAAAATATTAAACAATGGTTACAAATAAAAAAATCTATTGAATATATTGTATAGAATTATTTATAATAATTTTTTAAAAATTATTATATTTTTATTTTTTTAAAGAAATTCATATAATAAATTATGAGATGATAATATCATATATATTTTTTTGTATAATATTAATATATTACTTATTAATATTATTATAATTTATTATATATAATATTAATATTTAATAATTTTTTATATACTATAATAAAAAATGGCTAATTACGTTGCAGGTAAAGAAGGCCCAAAGGGATTAAATTTAAATGGAGATTATATTTATGCTACTGTAAATAAATGGGGTAATACAGGATGGTATGTTATAGATGATAAAAGACAATGGGAATGGCCAAGAGATAATAGAGGATCTAAAGGAAAAGATGCACCAAAAAACAAAGAATGGGATGTAAAAGAATATCATTATAATGGAGGAACAAGTAGACCAAGTGGTAGTACTAATAATAATACTGATAATTATGCTGGTAATGGTATATTATATGAAAAAGATACAGATCATGACTATTATATATTTAAAAATAATAAAAATAGTGACGATCATAATAGTTATGGTAATGGATCATCTGGTACTACAAATAATGCAAAAGATGCAGTTAAATCTATACCAACACCAGATGGTTATACAAAAGAACCATTATATTTATATAGAGATCAAATAGGTGCCCCATATGTATATGTTGTATTTAAAAAAACTAATCCTAATCATCCTTGTTTGGGTACAATAAATACAACAACAGAACTATCGGCAAAATGTTTAAATCATATATGGTCAAAAAGTATTGATAAAAATAATAATATTAGCACAAGCCCAGGTTGTACAAAACCAACACATTGGACTCCTGGATCTGGTTGGATTAATAAACAAACTAGAGATTCTGCAATTGCTGACGCAAAATTATGGCAAAGTAAAGATACAGATGTACATAGAATGGGGTGTTGGAATTATAGTACGGCAGAAATGGGTACAGGACATTGTAGTAAATATAGTAAACAAGATTCAACAGGATTATCACAAGAATGTTTAGATCAAATTTGGACTGATGCTGGGTGTACAACTAAATCAATAGATACAGTAGAAAATTCTAAAAATAAAACAATTAATAATATTGCATATCAAGCAAATTTATGGGCAACTATGAATGATGATAAACATCTATTAGGATGTTATGGTAAATTAACAGATGCAAAATGTTGTGAAGCTGAAAATATATTATTACAAAAATGTTCTCATATAAATTCAACTCAATTAAGAAGACTTGGTGTATTAAAATTTACTTATTATCCTGGAACTACATATCCACCAACTAATCAATCTATATTAACTGAATATCAAAGTAAATTAGAATTAGTAAATAAAAATCCAACAGGTTTAAAAGATAATTATACTACAGTTATAACTGGATATATAAATTTTCCAGTTGCTAAAAAATATAGATTTAAAATGTATAATGATGATGAAGCTGAATTAATAATAGGAGACCAAAGTATTCTAAAAAATGGAAAATATCTAGATGCAGCAAATGCTACAATATCACCATATAAAAATTTTGCTGCAATAGAATATACATTTTTAGCATATGTTAAAGAAAATACAGGTGACCAAGGTATTAATATTAAGATAAATACAGAAGATATGGGAGATACATTTATAGATATTCCACCTAGTTGGTTGAGTAGTGATTTTTCAATGGATTTATCTGCAGCAAGAAATGAAGGTATTCAAAAAGCATGTGGAACATCTAATACTTGGTGGAACATTCCAGCATGTATAGATAGTATTAAAAATAGTACAGTAGTTTTAGGGGATTTTGCTAATAAAATTATAAATGTATGTAGTATTAAAACAAATGAACAAATTGAAAATGATAAAATTTTATGTAATCCTTATTATAATAGCAATGTAGATAATGATAAAATTCAAAAATCTTATTGTTCAGTGAATGAAAATTATTTAACTGATAGTAATTGTAAAAATATATTAACTAAAGAAGAAAAACAACCACTATTTGATAAATATTGTATTACAGATAAAAATTATAAAATAAATTATGATAAATGTAATGATTTTTATAAATCAAATAATAGTAATAATTTAGATAATATTATTCTAAGTGATTGTGAAGGTATTAATGCATTTAATGAAAATTGTCAAATAATGAAATCAAAAGATAATTATAATACACCTATTACAAATGCAATTGATAAATATTGTAAAGATAATATAGATACAACTGCTATAAATATAAATACAGATAATTGTACTAATTATGTATCTAGTAATATAGATACATATAATGATTTATTAACATCATATTGTGAAAAAGATTTAGCAAATTTAGAAAAAAATGTATGTACAAAAATTTATAATGATAATTTAAATGATCCAGTTATACAAAAAAGTAAATTATATACAGATAGACTTAAATGTTTACAAGATAATAAGTTTGTAACAGATGAAAATTGTAAAACATTATCACAACATAGTGATAATAAAAAGTATTTTATTGAATCTGCAGCAAATTATTGTAAAAATAATATGAATGATAAATATTGTACAGATTTTTATAAAGAAACTGTAGATGAATTAAAAAAAGCATGTATTCCAGAAACTTTTTATAATAATACATATGATAATATAATTTATGATGATACTATTAGTTCATCAAATAATTTATATTTATTTTTATTATTTTTAGTTATAATTATTATAACATGTATATTTTCTTCTTATAGTGTATTAAAATTAAAAAATACACAAAATAATACACAAAATGTAGGAAATAAAAATATATAAATAATATAAATATTTATAATAAATAATTATTATTATATATATTTTTAATATAATAAAAAAATGGTAACAATTTATGGTAAAGATGTTGAGCAAATATTATTAGTTACATATACTAAAAATGGAAAATTTGAAAAAATTGTAGATCCACAAATTTTTAAAAATATTGTAGTTAATAAAAAGATAAATGGTGGTTCTGATAATAATCAAAAATGTAAAGAAAATACTATGGATCCACAATCAGGTAGAGAAATAAAAGATACAGAAATAGCAGCATTAACTGGTAATTGGAGTAAAGATGGGAATGCTAGAGCTGATGATGATTATATTTTTAATGGATGTACTACATTTTATAATTTACAAAATTTATCAGTATCAAATTTACAAAATAAAGGATTTCGTGAATTTAATACTGATAAATTTAATGCAGATAATTGGGTTTATATTGATGTTGCAGGGTCTTATACTGGATATTATAGAGTATATTATAAAACACCAGAAGATGTATATGGTGCAAGATCTACTAAACCAAATTGTACTGAATTTTATGCAACATCAAATGGATTATCGCAAGCATGTTTAAATCAAATATGGAAAGATGCTGGCTGTACAACACCAGGTAAGTATAATAAAGATAATGCTTGGGTAAAATCAAAAACAATATCTCAAATTAGTAGTGATGCAAATGCATGGGCAACAATGACAGATGAAGAACATAGAGTAGGATGTTATGGTAATACTGGAGAATGTAAATTATATAAAAATACAGATACAAATTTATCACAAGCATGTATGGATCAAATATGGAGAGAAGCTGGTTGTTCTGGATCACAATGGATATATACAGATGATTGGCCAAAATCAAAAACAATAAATCAACTACAATTAGATGCAAAAATATGGGCAAGTAAAGATACTGCAGAACATAGATTAAAATGTAATAATTATACAGTAGCAGAAAGAGGTACAGGTGAATGTAGTGCATATAATAAAGATTCAAAAGGATTATCACAACAATGTTTAAATCAATTATGGAAAAATGCTGGTTGTAAAGGTAATGGTTTAAGTGGTGATTATTATAATAATTTAGATATGTCTAGTGTTATTTCAGATTATAATACATGGGCTAATAGAGAAAATGAAGACAGAAAAAGAACATGTGGTAATTATACAGTAGCAGAAATATCAAATAATGAAGCTAAATCATTAGCTGGTTCTGGTAATGCATGTAATAGTTATAATATGGATTCAACAAATTTATCACAAGCATGTTTAAATCAAATTAGTACAAATAATCCAAACTGTAATTATACATATAATGCAAATAATAATAATAAAACAATAAAACAATTAATAGATGAAAGAAATGAATATGCAAAAGGTACTACATTTGCAGATAGAAAAAAATGTGGAACTAATTTAACAGCTACTGATAAAGAATTTATTACAAAGGTAGGTACTGATTCAAATTGTGATATATATACATTAAATTCTACAAATGTAAGTAATGAATGTATAGATCAAATTTGGAAAAATACTGGATGTACTAAATTTCCTTCACGTTATAAAGATAATAGTGGAAGTATATCACAAATATCAGATTGGTCACAAACAGTAAAAGATAATGATAGAAGATCAAGACAATGGGCAGAACAATGTGGAAATTATAATATGAATGAATGGGGTAAAGGTAAGTGTAGTGAATATCATAATACACATACAAATATATCACAAGAATGTTTAGATGAATTATGGGGTAACGCTGGTTGTACAAAAACAAATCCATATAATGCAAGTCATCAATATGTAAAAGATAAAACTTTACAACAACATATAGATACAATTAATGATAAATCAAATAGAGCAAGTGAAGAAAAAAAAGCACAATGTGGAAATTATACAAATAAAGAAAAATTAGATATTTGTAATGATATAAATAAAATATTTACAACAGAATGTACAAATTTAAGTAACTTAAATAATAGTAATAGAGATATAATATTAAATAATAAAAAAGAATTATGTAAAGCAAATACAACAAATTTAAATACAGATAATTGTACTAAATTTATGAATGATAATATAACAAATTATAATAATTATATAACATCACAATGTGAAAATGAATTAAATATGTTAACAGATAATATCTGTAAATATACATATGCAAATAATTCAACAGACCCAGTTATAGCGAATAGTATTAAATATAAACAAATAAATGGTTGTATAGTTGATAATAAATTTAAGAATACACCAGAATGTATAACTATAGCAAATAATAATAAATCATATTTTATTAATCCATCTGCAGAATATTGTAGAGATAATATGGACCAACAATATTGCACAGATTTTTATAAAGATACTGTAGCAGATATGAAAAAAGCATGTAATTCAAATTTTATAAATAAAAAAGAAAATTTTGATAATAATTGTTGTTATACTAATACACAATTAACTCAAGAATGTTTAGATTCTGGTGATATACCACAACCGCAACAAAATATGATAAAAGATCATTTGGGTTATTATAATAAATATTGTAATGATAAAGAAAGAATAAAAGAACCAGTATGTCAAGAATATATAAATGATCCATATTATAATAATTTTACTAAAGAGTTAAAAGAATTAGATAATCCATATGTACCGCCACCAGAAGAAGATATATTTATGAAATATTCATGGGTATTGTTAGTATTCTTAATTATTATATTTAGCTTTTTAATTACAAATAAATTTTCATCATCAAATTATAAACAAATATATAAAAACATAAATTGAAAAAAGAAATTTATATTTTTAAAAATTTATAAAATATTTTTTTTATTTTTTAATTTATGAAAAAAATTTTTTGAATTTAAATTTATAAAAATTATATTTTATTTTTTTATTTAGTAAAAAATATCTTTTTAAATAAATTTTACTAATAATATAATATATGA